CCGTGTTGCTGAAGCGGCCCGACAGTGACGCCCACGTGATCTCGCGTTCCGTGACCACGTGCTGCAGCGTGTGACAGTCTGTCCAGTGCTGCAGATTGAACACGGTGTCCTGGGTGTAGAGATCACGCCAGTCTGAGAACAGACCACGAATCGCGGGATGCTGCATGTTGAACATCACGAAGCCGCACTCGGGGTACTTGTGCGGGCGATCGAGCCACGCCATGGCCTTGTGCTTGGGCAGAAGCTCATCGAGGAACTCTCTGGGCACCGACGTATGCGTGACCACGTCAGCGTCAATCCAGATCAACACATCTGCCGTAGTGTCGAGTGCTGCGTCGCACACGGCACCAACCTTGTGACTGAAGCGCACAGCATCGAACAGCAACTGGTAGGGCCGATCGGGCAGCACCCCATTGCGAAGCGGCACCCCGAGGTGCCGCTGCTTGAACTGGTACTGCCACGCTGGCAACGTGCGGACGTCCTTCAGCGCGATATCAGGCGTGAAGCCTTCAGCGTAGAGAGTGAACTGGATGCCAGCAGGCCAGTAGTGCATCAACGTCTTGACCATGCGTCGGCCATAGACCTTCCATCCTCTCTCGTGGCAAGTGGTGACGACTTGGTATGTTGTCATTGTTCAACCATCCGAGAAAGCGTCGATCACCGCGAAGGTTTCACGATCGTTGTAAATGCGAGCGCCAAGCATGATTTTCTTTTTGTAGAACTCGATCCACTGTTCGAGTGTTGGTTTCATAAGCTGGCTGGGAGCACGACCCGTGCACACGTCGTCGCACTCATCAGTGCGGCAGACCACCCGCCAGTGACCGTCGAAGTTGATCTCCAGATGTTTACCCCACCACGCCATCGTGCCGATCCGGTACTCGGCGCGATCCATGATGCCGTGCGCTTCCTTCACGGAGACATCGACGTAGGCTGGCACAGTCACGCCGGCACCATCACGTAGTCGCCAGCCAACTCCTGCACGACGCGGTAGTTGTGCGCCTGCTCCAGATATTGGATCGCGCCCTTGGGCTGCAGGCCGAACTTGGTGGCCATGTCGCGCTTCTGCTCGACGATGATCGTGGGGCGCCACTGGCGGATGGTGTTTTCCGCGCCGCGGGCGATGTTTTCCTCGTAGCCCTCGGCGTCGAGCTTGATGAAGTCGACGTCGATGTACCCGAAGCTGTCGATGGTCAGCATCTCGACATCGTCGGACTTGGTCGCGGTGTGACCATCGATCGTGCGCCGCGAGACAGCGTCACTCAGATAGCTGTCACCCGAAGCGTAGGTGTTGCTGAGCATGCTGACTCGACTGAACTCTTTGCCCAGCGCGCACTCGTTGAGGCTGTGCTTGTTGCTGTCGTAGTCAACATTCAGCAGCCAGCACTCGCGCAAGCGCGCGACGGGCTCGAAGCACTCGACACGGTCGAAGCGTTTGTCCAAGTGCATCGTCCACAGACCGATGTGCGAACCCTGCTCGATGCAGCGCCGGAAACTCTTGCAGTGGTGCAGCGCGGCTTCGATCTTGGCGTACTGGTACGTGCCCTTGCCGTTGACCAGTTGTCCGTTGCGGCCCATCCACATGACAAGCTCTTGCTCTTCGGTCGGCATCCAGATGCCTTGGTACTGTTTCATTGCTTCTCCAAGTGGTCAGCGATCAGACTGAGCGCTTTGTGCACATGCTCATCCATGAAATCCTTGCTGATCTCTGCGCGGATGTCTGCGGCTGCCTTTTGCGCGGGGGTAGCCTTGTCAGGACGCGCCCACAGATCTATGCCAAAGACCTGACCCATGAACTTCGGAGGCTCACCGGGCTTTGGTTCCGATACTCCTGACGAAACCCCTGACCCTGATTCCAGATGGATTTGTCTGTAGGTGGCGATGCTCACTTCGATTAACTTGACCGAGACTTCGAGGGCTTCAAGCTTTTCGTAAGCGTCGATGAGCGCTTCAGTGACCTTCATGGCGTCTCCACGAGATGGAACGGAATCTGCAGACCCATGGCGCTGCGCACTTCCTCGAACTTCGCTTCCCACCACGGCAGCGGCTGGATCGTGACGTGCAGGTTGATCTCGGTGTTGGGGAACACCTTCTTCGCTGGTCGGCAGCATACCGACGCCCACACGGCTTTGCTGGCGAAGAAGAACAACTCACCGATCACATCCTCGACCTGATCCTCGGGGATGTGTTCGAGCACGTCGCTGCACACGACGAGATCGTGCTTGCCCAACGGTCGTTCGTCGAGCCGCTCGAACGCAGGGTCGTACAGCTTGACGTCCCACCACTTGAGACCCCAGTCGGCGTGGATGCGGTGCGGCGCCTTGTACTGGTCACCGCGCCCGCAGCCGTAGTCGAGGATCTTCTTGACGTCGTACTGCTTGACCAGCTTCTTGATGTCCTGCGAGTGCGTCATGATCGCCGTGCCGGGGAAGTGGATGCCGTCGGCAGCCATCTCCTTGTAGCGGGGCACAAGGTCTTCGCTCATCCTGTTCTCCGGTAATAGCCGACCCACTCATCGAGGTAGCCGGGTGTCCAGTGGATCTGCGTGAAGCCGTTGCTGGTGAACGCAGACTTCAGATTGATTCGTTTGCTGCCCGACCGCGCGTCGTGCACGACCGGGTTGTCTGACCGCGGGGGCAGCCGCAGCACCGCGAGATCGCGGCACCGGTACAGCAGCTTGTCGAGAACCGTCAGTGGATCCTTGAGCTTGTGCAAGATCGCCAGCATCACAACCACGTCGTAGTTGCGCTGCGGCAGCCAACTGTTCATGTCGCCCTGCTCGAACGTGATCGGCAGATCGCCGCGCAGTGCGTTGGCATCGGTCACCGCCTGCGGGCGGATCTCGATGCCGTGCAGCGCAGTCGCGCCAACCTTGGCCATCTCGATTGTGATGAGCCCTTCGGCGCAGCCGACGTCGAGCACGGTGGCGTTCTTGACGCTGCGCATCAGCAACCCCAACCCGAGCATCTGCTGGTCAAGTGTGCGGTCCCCCTCACGACCGTCAAACTTGAACCAGGGCCTTATCGGTTTAACCATTTCCACGCTGCTCCCCCTCTGATCTCATCAAGCGTCCACTGATTGTCCGCGAGAACCCCCAGGGGCATCAAGCGATCTTGCGTGCTGTCAAATTCGTAGAGCGCGTGCATTGGGTCGACCACGATGTTGACGCCCTCTATGATCGCTGTGACTGCAGCCGCCGACGTGTGCGTGATCAGGATCGAGGCTTCTTCGAGATCCTGCTTCAGCGTTTTCGACAGCGCGATCTTGTCGGGGTTCCACGCGCGCAGCACGACCGGGTTGTTCGGCCACACGAGGTTGCACTTGGCCACTGTGTCCTTCAGCCAGTTGCCCCTGTAGCCCGCGATCATCTCCATGAAGATGTCGGACTGTGGGCACACGACGATGTGACCCGGACCCTCTTCCGGTTTCCACGGTTTCAGCTTGGGCGAGCCACTGAAGATCGCGCTCAGCCGCTCCATGCTCGACAGCCCCTTGGCCTTGCACTGGATTGCATTCTTCGTCACCCGGAAGTACGTTCCGCGCGTCTCGTCGAAGTAAGAGTTGTCGATGTAGTAGTACGTGCGGCCAGAGTCACGCACCTTGCGCCACGTGGCGTAGTTGCTCTCGTTGACGCCGTAGAAGACAGCGGCATCCTGGGTCTTGTTCTTGCAGCCGTCGAGAAACGCACCGCAGATGTCGAACGACTTGCGCTTGCCGAGAACAGGAAAGCTGGTTACCACTTCGCGTCTCCCAGGTTGGCCAACATGCGGGCGAAGGGCTCGCCTGATTCGATCTCTTTGAAGTGCCACTGACCGTGCGCCATGAAGTTCATGCGCTCCGCTCGCGTGGCTTCGTCGACTGCACCGGCACAGATCCAGTGCGGTGCGTCGAACTCGACAGGGATGCCTTCGACCAGCGCCTTGACACCCGAGCCGCTCGACCAGATGACGCAAGCCTTGGCACCCTTCAGGTCTTCGCTGAGCGGTGTCTTCGCAGGGAAGTTGCCGGGGTGCTGGCGCAAGCGCACGTTGAGTCCTTTGGCTGCCAGCGCCTTGGCCATCTTCTCAGCCCACAGGGCAGGGCTGGCCATCTGCGGGCTGCCGATGCCGCGCTGCCCGCACACAAGGTAGTAGCCGTCACGCTTGCCACCGCTCAGCCACGGCTTAAGCGTGAAGCCGAGCTTGCTGAAGCGATCCTCACTGGCGTCGTAGGGGAACCAGCCCGCGCCGTTGTGCCCGTGCACGCTGAGCGCGTAGGTGGTCTTGTCTTCCTTCTGGATGTAGCCGTTCTCGGCCACGATCACGGTGCCGCCGCGCCGCTCCCAGCCTGTGGCCTTCGCATCGTCGGCGCCACGCTTGCGGTTCCACAGCACCAGCAGATCGCGGCTGTCCGTCGGGTTCGTGTGAGCGGGGCTCATCTTGTACCCGTGACGTCCGAGCCCCTTCACGAAAGCATCGTTTCGATAAACAGGTTCGGCTCGAATCTGAACAACCGCGATCGGCATGGTTTCTCCTTTACTTGCGTTTGGTGGCGTACCACCCATTGGGTGGTTTGTTCCGATTCCAAGTACCGTGTTCGTTGAGGTACTCCATCATCAACTCGCTGATCTTGTTGATCTCATCCCACCCAACCTTTGAGCCTTCGTTGGTGCACAAGTGGTAGGGGTAGATGACGTGGTCATAGATTTTGCCCGGTGCATCATCCCATTCAACCTGCCCTCTGTAAAACCAAACATCTTGTGAGTACCCTTCTTTTGGCGGATACACGGTGTGTCCGATAGCGGTGATCTTGTAGATCCTTCCACCATGCTTGTGAAAGGTCTCTTTTAGTTCGATTGAAAGTTCCATGTTTGCTCCATTTGAATGCCGTCAAACCGATTGGCGGCAGACACATTATAGCAAACACTAACTAACTTGTCAAGTACCCCTGTTTTTGCCTAACTCGATTTCCAGGGTACTCATCGGCCAGCACGACAGCGCGCTGCCCGGTGTGCAGTTCACAACCTCCAGACCCAATCGCGCCGCGTCCTTGGCCATCGTCGCGAACTTGTGGATCCACTCACCGAACGTCTGCCCCTGCACCAGCGGCTTCGGGTGGTCGCCGTGCCAGTGCTTCTCCGCGTTCGGTCCCAGCTTCATGTCGTAGCCGGTGAGCAGCACGCGACGCGACCCGAAAAGGTACGCGAGGTTGAGTGCCTGCGCTGCGCTGTTGCCGTTGATATGCAGGTACTGCGTGCCGAGCCCCGACTTGTTGACGCCCTTGATGCGGTGGGCGCCGTAGCGCTCAGCGGCTGAGTGGTCGCACGTCCACTTCTCACCTTTGAACGTACGCGCCACCTCTTGGTAGTTGAACTTCCACCAGAGCATGTCGCCTGCATAGAGCACATCGGCGTAGGGAAACAGCCGGTGCGTGGTGTTCACCACGACCAGCACGAACGGTTTGCCCTGCGCTCGCGCCTTGTGGATCGGCAGCGCAGTGTCCTGCATGCTCGGACCGCTGGCGGCGATAACGACGGTGCGGTCTTTCCACCGCTGTGGGATGAGGCTCATGTCTTGGTGAAGTCGACGAGACGATCAACCGTTGCCTGCACGTCCAGTTTCTCCTGGCAGTCGGCGGCGCACGCAGCGTAGCCTGCGAGATCAACCAGCGAGTCGCGGTGCGTGGGGTTGGTGTTGAGCCGCGCCAGCTTCATCAGCGCCATCAGATACGCCACATCGACATGCCGCAGACCTTTGCAACCTTGATCGAGTATCTTCGCGTTGCGCATGTACAGCGTCCAGTAATCGGCGATCTGCTGGAAGTTGTCTTCCGGTGCACCGTACGCTTGGTTGCGGTCCTTGCTCGTGATCTCGCGCGCCTCGTCGAGCAGACGTTGCCGCGGATTCAGTTTCTCCCCCATCATCCTCTCCTCTTCATTGCGTCCATCAGGACATCTTGAACTGACTTTTTGCTGTCGATCCGAAGAATCACATCTTCGTCGATCGTGTCTTCAGCGACGATGTGGTAAACCCAAACAGGTCTCTCGTGCCCTGACTGCTTTTGCCTCATCGGGCCGATGCGTTCGAGGATTTGCTGTCGGGCTTCGAGAGCCCACCAGTGGCTGAAGTAGACGAGGATGTTTCCGCCATCCTGCAGATTGATCCCGTGGCCAGCAGAGTCGGGGTGCGAAAAGAGAAGCGGGATCTCTCCTGCATTCCACTGGGAAATCGTACTAGGCTTAGCGTCCAAGACCCGACCTTTAGGGAATGCTCTCTGTAGCCGAACCAGATCGGACTTGAAGTGGTATGCCACCAGAACAGGGTTGCCAGCCGCCTCTTCAATGATTGACCGAAGAGCTTCAATCTTTTCATCGTGCACCTCCACCCACTGCTTGGCCTTGGGGTGATCATCACTGTCAACCGCCGGGTCGGTGTACATCGCACCGCTGGCGATCTGCAGGCACTTGAGATCGCGGCCCGCCACGCTGAACGCTTCGATGCCGTGCTCTTTCACCTCGGTGAAGAGCGCCTTCTCCATCTCACGGTAGTGCTTGCGCGCCTGGGGCGGCAGCTTCACCTTCACTGGGCGCACGATCGGTTCATCGAGGTCGAACCAGTCCTTCGGGTCCAGCGTCAGGCAGACGTCCTGCAGCAGCGCCTGGATCTCGGCCTGCGCGTGCGGGAACACGACACGCTTGACGAACCCCTGGTTGTGCTGCACCGCTGACCGGATGCGCTGGATGCCGAACCAGCGTTCCTCGAACGCGCTGTAGGTGCGGCCAAGCCGCTTGCCTTGGTCGATGAACCACGTCTGCCCCCACAGATCCTGCAGCCCGTTGGGTGCTGGCGTGCCTGTGAGGTTGATCCAACGACGCGTCTTGTTGAGTGTGGCGTTGGCCAACGTCCTGGCACGTGCGCCACCCTGGCGTGTGCGGTAGGACTTCAGGCGTGTCGACTCGTCGGCGATCACCATGTCGAATGGCCACTTCCCCACGAGCGAGTCGGTGAGCCAGGGCAGGTTCTCGTAGTTGATCGTGTAGATGTCGGCCTTGGTGTCCAGTGCTTTGCGGCGCTCGTCGGCGTTGCCGGTGATGTGCAGGATCTTCAGGTGAGCGAACTGCTCCCACTTCTGTGCCTCGTCGGGCCACGTGCTGCGTGCCACGCGCAGCGGCGCCAGCACCAACGGCATCTTGGTCTCGCCTGCCATCAGCAGACCGTCGATCGCCATCAGCGCGGCGCTGGTCTTGCCCATGCCCATGCCAGCCCACAGCGCGCACCGCGGGTGGGTGAGTATGTGCTCCAGCATGATCTGCTGGTACTCGTGAGGTGTGAAGCTACGCACGTGGAGGCAGCCAGTCGTCGAGTTGCTCGATGGTGCTAACGACCGACACCATGCATCCACCTTCGCGCATGCGTGTGTGTTCTCGGTGTTGTGCAGCCGTAGGCTTACCCCCCGGTGCCTTGGTCTCTATCCACGAGTTCTCGGCTTCCATCAACAAGCGGTCGTCAGACCAACGGTCGGCTTGGAGTTCGGTGTAGGCACTGTGCTTAGGAAACCAGCAGAACACATCCGGTGCATTGCGTCGACCAAGCCACGACACGGCACGGATCTCACCGCCGTACGCTTCAACGCGCTTCTTCAGCGCCTTGCGGATGTCACGCTCTGGCACGACGTCTCTCCTGTGCTCGTCTGGAGTTCTCGGCTCGGGTCACCGCTTCGAGGTGGTCTGGGTTGCAGCACGCCTTGCCGATGCAGTCGAGGTGGTCGAGCGTGAGTTCAGGCGGCAGTGGTCCGAAGAACGTCTCCCACACCACCTTGTGCGCGCGGATTGTCGTGTGCTTGCCATCGACACGCGCATTGAGCCGACCGTAGCCGTCCTTGTCGAGCTTGCCACCGAAGATCCAGCAGCCGTTCTCGTTCTGCCAGTCGAGCATCTGCACCTTCGACATGATGCGTTCGTAGAGGCTGTCGAAGATCTTCACTCTTTCACCACATCGAAGTCGTCGGTTGAGATCTCGCACTTGTGCCGTCTGTTTCCCGGTTCGTGCAACAGATAGTCGGTGCGTCCGTCGGCGCGGATCACGGGCAACCAGTACAACCCAGCTTTGCCACAGTATTGGCACACCTTGTTGTCATGGTCTGGGTCTGGTTCGTAATCATTGTCACGGTGACGCTTGCGCCCGTAGATGAGCCGGTCTTCGTTGTCATCGAAGTAGGTCACTATCAATCCTTCCGATAGCGATCAGTCTCGAACCCCGCAGCCGCCAGCGGGCAGCCGCGATTCCAGCCGAAGTCAGCGGTCAACATCTCGCACACCGCGTCGACCGTGTACTCGCTGGTGTCAGGTACTTCGACCACCGGTTCGTCGTGCACGTGGAACACGATCGGGTAGTTGTTCTCTTCAATCAGCAGCATGGCGTCACTGAGTTGGTCGCACGCGGCAGCCTGAATAATGTTCTCGAAGAGCTTGCCGCCGTAGGTGCTGATGCGCTCCCACTTGCGCGTGTACTGGTTGAACCCAGCGCACGTGATCCTGTTGTCGTCCTCGATCTTGGGGTTGAGGTAGCACAGCACGCGACCCGACGGCAGAGCGACGCGGATCCACACGCCGTCGCGTCGGATCTTCACGCGGCGGCACTCGATGGTGATGCCGGGGTTGTTGATCGCCCTGCGGAAGCACGTCTCCAGACCGGGTCGCTCGTCGTTGCCGTTCCAGTAGCTGGAGATCTCCGGGTGCGCCTCGCGCCACAAGCGCTTGATGGCATCGCACGTGACCCACGTGCGCTCGTCGAGCCCGAGCCGCGCCTTCTCACAGTCCCGCTGATAGATGGCATCCGACTCTGAAGGGCTCATGCCTTTCTTCTTGACGCGGTTGTCATAGCGCTGCCACAGCGGCTCGTACAGGTTCCTCAGATACTTGATCGCTTGATCCTTGGCCCACTGCGGGATCGTGCCCCACACGGCATCGGTCATCGCGTCGAGATCGATGCCGTAGGTGGCAGCCCCGGTGAGCCACGCACCCACGCCACCACCGTACTGGAACATCAACTCTTCGACCTTGCCGATCTGACGATCATCGGGGCCGACCAGCTTGGGGTCGGTGATGTTGAATGACGCCATGAAGGCTTTGATGTAGAGATCCAACCCCTTGCGGATCTCCTTGCCTTTCTCGTCGTAGCCGAGGATCGTGTCGTAGTCCTTGAACGCTTGCAGCTTCCAGTGCTCGCCTGCAACCCAGGCAGCCATGCGTCCCTCGATGTTCGCCAAGTCGGCAACGATGAGTTTGTGCCCCGGCTTGGCGATGATCGCGCCACGTACAGCCGACCGGCAGAAGTCGAGCACGTCAGGCACCACGATGTCGGCGCAGTCGAGCTTGAGTGCCTCGATGCCTGCGTTCATCAGCGGCTTGTATTCCTTCTTCGGGCGTGGCAGGTTCCCATGCTGGAACAGGCGGTGAGCCCAGCGCCCCGTGCGGCCAGCGCCGCGGAACTGCGCGCCGCCACGCAGCCGACCGTCGGTGTTGGTGGCGCGCAGCAGCCGCTTGTACTTGGTGACGCTGTTGATGCTCGACGCCAGCCGCACGCCCAACAGTTCCCTTAGTGCGTCTGGCAGATCAGGGTCGTCCATGCGCCGTTCGAGGGTGTCGGCCAGCATGTCGGGCAGCGTGACACCCCACGAGGCTGCGATGTAGCTCATCAGTGCGTCGCGCTTGGTGGCGCTGCTCACCTCACCGTTGGTCAGGTCGTTGGTCCGACGAGCCAGCTTCGCCTTCTCACGGTCTGAGTTGCTGATCGCAGCACGCACCAGATCCATGTCGATCTGGAAGCCGCGTGCGTTGATGATCCAGTCGAGGTGGCACAGCTTGACTTGCTTGTCGCGGTAGTTCCACATCGGCACTCGCTTGTGCGCCGCGCGCATCACCACGATGTCCTGTGCCGCGTACTCGATGAACTCTTGCCACTCGCTCGGGTGCGTGGCTTTGGTCGCGCGATCGGTGCCGTACTTCTCGACGAAGTTTTCGTTCTGCGGCTTGCAGAACAGTTGGATCAGTTTCTTGCCACGCACCAGCTTCATGTACTCGGACTCAAGCTTGAGCACAGCGCCGATCTTGTCGAGCGCACCGGGCAGACCGTGCGCGAAGAACTGCACCATCGTGTCGCGGCGCCGCTCCAACGGGATCAGCTTGGCCAGATCGGGCAGGTTGTTGTCGAGCACGGGGAAGTCGAACATGCCCCCGTTCTGGAACCACACAAGGTTTTGCTGGTCGTCAAGGATGGCTTGCAGCGGCTCGGGTACTTCGTAGTAGGAAGCTGCCTCCTGCCACGCACCACTGAAGTCATCCTGCCAGTGCACGTTGTCGTTGACCCGGTCCCACACGTAGATCTGACCGTCTTCGAGCGCGAAGCTCCAGATCATCACCTCGGCGTCTTCAGCGTACTTGAACGACCCATCCTTGATGGGTGTTCTGCTGAACGTCTCGGTGTCGTGGTAGCTATCACGCATGGCGCTCGTCGATGTGCATGGTCCCGCTCAGAGCGTGGAGCCAACCGGTCCGCTGACGTACGAGATGATGGTTGTGTGCTGCGGGTCGCCGATCGCGTAGGGCGCAGTCGGGGATATGACCACTGGAAGGTTCTGATCGGCCACCAGTCCGCGGCTGTTGGTCCGTGAGAACCGGATGGCTGAGCAGCCTGCGTTGGCGATGATGACGTTGTGCCCGATGTTGATGTTCTGGGTGAGCCGATCGACCGTGTCGCTGAACACCATCACGGCTGTCTCGTGAGAACCGGATTGACCCTTGGCCCTGCCGACGTTGACCAACGTGTTGTTAAGCACCTTCACGTTGGTCGTCGCCTTGGTCTGCCAATCGTTGTTGTGCTCGGTGGCAAGATAGAACCCAGTGGCCGGCGCATTCGACAGGTGGTTGTTCTCGAACAGAACGGTGTCCCCACCCACCACTGTCAGGAAGCGCCCGGACTTGCTGTCACGCGCACGGTTGTTCCGCACCTTGATGTTGCGACAGACATCGGGGGCGTTGTTGTAGCTGACGACAGAGATGCTGTCGTCACCCGAGCGCTCGATCACGTTGTCGTGGACATCCACGTCGTGCGTTTCTGCCGTCATGTGGATCGAGTCGGCCTTGGAATCCTGCACATGGTTGTGGTGAACCCGACCGTTGCTCGACTTGTCCATGCGAATGCTGACGCCGGCTGAGCATTCGACGCGCACT